GGCCGTTGTGTTCGCCACCAGATAATACTTCTGGTTCAGCTCAGTCATCCCACCCACGGTATCGATGAAAATCTCATCGCCGTTTGAGAACGGGTGACCTGTGATAGTAATTACGCAGGGGTTGGCTTGCGTGGCGCCGGTGATCGTCTGGTCCGCTTCCAGGATCGCGCCGTTGTTTCGGAAGAACCTTGCGTAGGTGTCCCCAAACTCAATGATGTATGCCTGCGTGGTGCTGAACTCAAACGGCACCAGCCGGGTATTGTCGGCAGATGTCTTGACCTCTTTTACGAAGTTAGTCCCCGACCGCCGGCTGACGCCGCCGTGCGGGAAGACAATCATATTTTCAACGATCTCTGCGCCATTATTGTACTTGGCCAAGTCGGGCCGACCGTATAGCCGGTTGGACAATTCCCCCGCAGTGAAGTTCGTCTGTAACTTAGAGACGCGGGCCACTTAAATTCTCGCTTCCAGCCAATCGTCCTCGTCGGCGGACAAGCTCTCTTGCGCGTCTACAAGCCGAGCTGCTTGCAGCTTCTGCTGGTATAGGGCGACCATATCGTTAGCGACCGACCGGCTTGCCGTCAGGTCGTAGGCTATCTCGGCAGCGATCTTCGCGGCGTATGCTTCAACGAACATGGCATCAAATAGGGTGGGGTCAGTAATCGTGTCGATATACAGGATGTTTAGGGGCGCGGCGGCGTCGGTCACAATGGACTGACCTTCCACCACCCACTCTTCTGTAGAGTCTACTTCGATAACCCGCAGCAGGCCGGTAGGGAACGGAAACGCATTGGCGTATTCCCAGGCCGGTGCCGTGGTACTGGCTGCAAGGGATGTCCGAGCCAGTGCAAAATTCCAAGGGTGATCACGCAGCGTCTGATCCCGCGCTTGCTCATATATACGATTGCAGGCACGGCCCGCTTTCGTATTGTCGGTCAGCGCCGTGAGGGGCGGGTTAGCTGCGCCCAGCTCAGTCAGAGCCAGATTGCAGATCGAAACAAAGGTTGTATATGCTGGCATAAGAAACGGGGAGGGGTTTCCCCCTCCCCAGTATCCCTTAGTCCACCACGTATTCGATGATGAACGACAGATCGCCGGCAGCGGCAGTCGCCGCACCAGCCGAAGCCGTCATCGAAACGTAGTAAATCTCAGCCGGATCAGAGCTGTCGCCCGCATCCTCGTACACTTTTTGGCCACAAGTCGTAATGTTTGCGGCTTCAAAGCGGTACTCGGTGAAGGCAGTCGCAGCCTGACCAAGAGTGACGGCAGACGCATAGGCGTCCGCGTCTTTGACAACGCCATCCTTGTCATGCAGTCCGATGTTCCAGGCCAGCGTCGGCGAACCGTTGCTGTCCAGGTCGTCAGAAGCGCAACGGATCGAAATCACCGAAGCGTTCGTCGGCACCGGAGCCAACATGACAATGTCTGCGGCGTCCAAGTCACCCGTATCCATGGCAATAGTGCCTTGGGCAACGCGAACTCGACCGTGCAATTGCTGCGTCGAGTTCATGGTCGGCGGAGACGCCTCGTAGTTGGCGACGAGATCAGAGTTTTTAGTAGTCATGTCTCTTCACTCCTCTTAGCTAGGATCGCATTCGATGTAGCCGACTTTACCCTCTTCCATACGGGTAGAGCCGATCGTCATCGATGCGAACACTTGGGTTGCGTGGTTTTTGTCCGCACGCTCAGAAATTTTGATCTGAGGTTGCGCGGCAAGACCCAACAGCATTCCGTCCTGGCACCAATAAAGCACCTTGTGGTCGGAGTTGCCGTCAACGCCAATCCGCTCAGTACGGATGAAATTGAAACCAAGGAAGGTATCAACTTCGCCCTGAACCAGAGCTTTAACCGTGTTGTAGTCCGAAGACGTAATTTCGGTTTCAGACAACAGATTGCTGAGCTGTTTGGCGTTGATGATGCAGTACCTCGGCATTTCCGGGTCCACATCGTTGCCGTCAAGGTTCTCTTTAGCCGCACGCAGCTTGCCAATGTTCAGACCGGTGTCAGCCGCAGGGCTGATGCCGACCTGCACGTCAACAGTCATGCTGCTGTCGTAGGCCGTAGAGGTAGACCCATCGACGCCGGTGTTGGCAGTGCCGTCAGCCGCCTCGATGATCGCATCATCGATGGCGCGTCCGAGAGCAAATGCCGCAGCCTGCGCGTAGGGGCCGGTGGGATCAATCAACGTGCGGACGCGATCCTCATTATCAATGAGGTCGGCCCAGTCGTAGTCCACCATGGAAACGCGCCGACGAGCGTGCGGCGTATCCATTTGCGGGGTATCGCTGTGGCGGGAAGTCCGCTTCCGAGCAGCCGTAGAACCGAGCTGTTCGAAGAAGGCATTTTTACCGACTACAGTCTCAACACGAACGGCGTTCCGAAGACGGGAGCCTTTCTGCTGAGCCAAGTGGTAAACATTGCCAGCGTACTGTTCCACCATAGCTGTGGTGATTTGAGTTGACATGAGTCAGCTCCTTTCAGCTTTGGTTTAAGGTTTAAGGTGTCTTCGATGGGTTGCCCGGAAACCGGACCCGTCTACGTTTACAGCCGTCGCCGCCCGTCTCACCGGGTGTCTTAGTCGGGCCTTTCGGTTATCCGACCGTGGAAACTACATGAGAGCCATCCGAACTTGGCGGATAGGCCAACTCGTACAATCTTGTCAGCTTGTCGTTCAGCACCTTGTACTCGGGATGCGAACTATCGGTCAGCGCCGGATTGGCCCGGATCGCTGCAATCTGTTCCTGGGCATCCGCCGGCGTTATGCCAAAGCCGCCTTGGGTGCCTTCCTTGAATTGACCGCCTTGACCGAGCTGCATCCCGATGCGAACAAATGCCCGGATCATCTCCGGGTTGTTTCCCAAACCGGTCTCATCCATCAGGGTGGCCAAGTTATCGCCGCCGAACTCACGCACGGCATTTCGAGCTGCGGCAATGCGCTCTTCATAAGCACTGCCATATTCTTGCCTTATTTCGCGGTCCCAAGCCTGTATTTGGACTTGGTTGTCGGCAGTGGACATATCTGCTTGATGCGCGTACCGCTCCACATACTTATCGTGGATGAACTGAGCCTGCTGTGGCGTCAGCCGCGCATCGTGAAATATCTGACGCATGTCGTCTGAGAGCGTTTGGTCGTAATCACCCATTCCTTCCGGCGCAGCCAATGCATAAGCGTCGGCCTGATCGGGGACACCCAGAGCTTGCCAGCCATCCCACTCAAAAATATTACTGTCTGCTGCCGGCAAGGCTACCTTGTCGGCTCCGACGGCTTTTTCCAAATTGACATAACTTTGGAGAACGTCATCCGGGTTCGACCAGCCTTTAGCCTGGATAACCTCATCATATTGAGCGCCAGCCCATCCTTGGTTAGCCATCGGCTCTGCCGGGGCGGGGGCTGCTGTTCCATCGGGGACACCGGAACCAATTTCCGGGTTACCCGCATCCATGGCGGACCCTTCTTCACTCATCAGAAAATTCTCCTTCATAACTGGTTGCAAAATTTAATATCGCCACGTCATCCAAACTCAGCATCTGGATGATCCGGCGAACCATGTCTTGTGCGCCGGTCAAATGCTGAAGGTCTTCGACTTCCCGCACGCCAGTGATGTTAAACAAACCGCTGGTCTTCATCAGGTCTCTCAGGATCATGCGGCCTTGGTCGTTGTGCATGAATACATCCTGATAGGCCCGGATCAGCTCAGCGTGCCGATCGGTATTAGTTGGGGACATTTAAAATTCTCTGTTGTTAGCTTTGGCCCATATCAGCAATTTGGGCGACTTTTAGTGCGGCGTCGGCGGCTTGTGGTGCCGCAGACAAGCCGGCCTGTATCGCCTGCTGCTGCTGACGCTGCTCACGCATTTGTGCAATAGCATCCTGGGACCGCAGTATCTTCGTTGGTGCGCCATTGGTGTCAGCCAGTAACCGGGTGATGGTATCGCCGTCAAAATTATCCATCACCGATGGGTCAACCGCTGCAATAGGCTGGACCATCTCCAGCGTCCGCAAAATGCCAACGCCCTCTTCTGCTTTCATTGCCCGCGAGAGGGGAGAGACATATTCAATATCGTATTCGCCTTCAGCCTCTACTAAAATGTCGGGCAGGGGTGGCAATAGACCCTGCCGTCCCAGGATCGCAAGCTCACGTTCAATTAGCGGGCCGAGCGTTTCGCTCTGCTGCCGGCCAACCGTAGGAGCTAAGAGCGCACCTTTTTCCTGGGCGCGCTGCAAAACCTCTGTCGCCGTCATCGCCGGCGTTTCAACCAGTATCTGGAACAGTGTCACCAGAAAGGCGTCATTAATAACCCGCCGGCGCTGCTCCATCATATCGAGGCCAATGTCCACTCGCGCTCCGGTCTGCAATGGCTGCACCGGGGCCTGGGTCCGACCATCCAGCCGGGCAAATGTAGAGCCGCCGGGTTTGGTGTTGACCGGGAAGACAACGCCGTCGTCAGCAATCAGCAAAGGCGGATCAACAACCTTCTGACCGGCGCGGATGATGGTCTTCGACATCTCGTTGACCATCTTGATTTCCGGCAGCACCGTCATCGCCGGCGACCTGCCATAGACCTCACGGGGGCCGGTCACATACCGAGACGGGATGTAAGGGAACTCGTCAAAGCCACCTTCTTCGATTTTGTGCTGGCCCTCAATTTCGTAGTACGCTGAAAACCACGGCGCATTCCGGCGGTCCCGGCGCGTCGGGTCTCGGTCGGTGCGCGGCATGACAACGTGAAGTATTTTGACGCGATCGTCGGGTGATTTTTCCGCCTTACGCTTCATAGCGTTAGACA